CCCGCTCCCTGCTACGCTGTCCGTCCCTCCCTCCCTCCGTCCCTGCATGGCGTGCGCTCCGTCCCTCCATCCGCCCCGCCTTGTATAGTGTGCCGCCGTCCGTCCGTCCGTCCGTCCGTCCCGCCTTATTGAGACTAGCGCACGGCGTGCGTATGGTGTAGCTTGCCTACTGGTGCAACCCATTGGCTTGCAATATAACTTCACATAACAGCACTAGAAGATAGTGGAACCAATGCCATTGTTGCAAATAACTTGCAAGTAAATTGCGCGAGGATGCCCTAGGATTCGTTTTTATTTACCGGCAAGGGTAACCATGCGGAGAGAAATGCCGTGCATTTCTACGGGGCGGGAAATGCGTTGCCGGTCTTGTGCCGTGATCCGCCAGTTCCATCCATGCGCTCACCCTAGCTTTCCCCTTCCCTCTTTTCATTATTAAATGAAATTTCAGAAAAAAATGAAATATCCCGCAAAAGAAAAACGGGAGGTTTTTAGCCTCCCGCTTGTCTTGCTTCTCTCGCTTGCCCTATAGCTGGCGCATCGCTTCTTGTATCGCTTTCAAGACTCGCTTTTGAATCCCCGAGCGGTTTAGCTTGAAAGCTCCCGTTTGCATTGCAACCATGCCGCCGATTGAACCGCCGTCCGTCCCCCATACCGAACCGCATCCGCCGGGGAGATCGTAAATGACAGAACAATCGCTTTCAGCATCGGCGAACGCTAACCCGTCGCCGATAGGGATGCGCTTGGAGAGCGTAAGGATTCCCGCGCCCCTGACCTCTATTGCTACTTGGTTGCTTCTGCATCTTTGCACGAACCGCTTGGCAATATCGGCGGGAGTTTGTTTTTCTGTTTGCTGGATCATTTGAATAATGGGTTTTTGCGTGTGCATTGTGTGGGTTCTCATTTTGTGGGATTTTTATGCGGCTTTATTTTGAACCAAGCAAAAAAGCGCGACATAGGGGCCGTCTGAATCTCTACGCGACTCTGGAAAGATCGCGCAAACATCATCAGAGCAATCAACCTCTCGGCCAATATATGAGCCGGGTTTATACTTCCCCATATCATACCGCATCCTTGTGAGGGTTCCCCCATTCACCGGCTGAAATAGATATTTTTTTCATTGTGTGTCTTTCTGTTTTTTGTTACGGGTTGGCTTCATGCCTTCCCTGCCTATTGCATAGCATCTAGTGTGCCAATCTTCCCGCCCTATGGTTCAACCATAGCCTCCCCCCTACTATCGGCAAACCTTGCCTAGCACTAGGCAATCTTTTCCCTAAAACCGGCAAAATCTTCCCATGGCACGGGAAATGCTGTGCAGGTTTTCTGGCCTTTTGCGGGGTGCGCGGGACTTGGCATGGGAGATGCTTTGTATGTGGTGCGGTAATCAAGCCGCGAAAAACCAATCAAAAACCATGAACATCCACCTTACTCTAAAATCATCAAATGTTAAAACGGGGCCGATACCAGTCACAACATCCTCCGCAGAGACCTGCCCAAGTGCCTGCCCATTTAAGGCGGGGGGGTGCTACGCAAAAGGCGGGCCGTTGGCTATCCATTGGCAAGCGGTGACCCTCGGCAAGCGCGGCGATTCAATCGACATCCTTTCCAATCAAATCAAATCCTTTCCAGTTGGGCAGGTTTGGCGGCACAATCAAGCGGGAGACCTTCCCGGCCTTGGAGACAAAATCGACACGGCAGAACTTGAAAAGCTAGTGAGCGCAAACACGGGCCGCCGTGGATTTACCTACACGCACAAGCCATGCGAGGGAAATTCGCCAATGGAAAAATCCAATCGGGCCGCCGTGGCAAACGCAAACGCAAACGGATTCACAATTAATCTATCTGGTAATTCAATAGCACACGCCGACAGGCTCGCCGGTTTGAATGCGGGGCCGGTTGTCGCGGTTGTGCCGGAAAACACTCCCGAGACCTTTTACACTCCGCAGGGCCGCAAAGGCATTGTTTGCCCAGCACAACAGCGCGACGATATCACTTGTGCAAATTGCCAGCTATGCTCCCGCGCAAATCGATCTGTCATAATCGGATTTCGCGCGCATGGAACCAGCAAACGCAAAGCGGAGGCTATTGCAATAGCATGAACAAACTACGCTCACGCCTGCAATACGAAAAAGCAAAAGAAGCCTTTTTCCTACGCCTTTTACTTCTCTCAATCATTCTTGCCATCTTAACCTTTCAACTCCTATGACAAAATCCCAAGAAATTGAAGCACTCCGCACATGTGCGGAAAAACTTGGCCGTGACTCCTACTGCGGGCCGTGGCTATTGGATCAAATACCATGCATTGAATCTGAAATAAGATCGGATTTCCTTCCAACTCCTTCTTTTTCAGAGTCCCGCCGAATGCATGAAAACACGCTAGCGGAGGCAAAAAAACACTCTGCGGAAATAATCAAGACCGCCGAAGAAAAAGCGGAAAAGATTTTGCGGGAAGCGCAAGACAAGGCCGATTTGATTCGCCACCGTATTAAATGGGACTTGCAAAAGGCAATTGACGCTCTGTGATGTTCCAACTCCGCGCATCTTAACTGGTGCGCGGCATGGAACGGCACAACGCCGAACCGATAAAAACACAACTCAAAACATATGGAAAACAATACACGCACAATATCAGACATTGCAAAGGACATCCGCGCAGACTGGGGGGCAAAAGTGAATTTTGCGGCAAAACCTTACTTGCAGGCGATGCTATCTCTCAACACTCCGCAGGACAACTATCACGCAGACAACGGGCGTTCCGTTGTGCTGTATTTTCTCTGCAATGCATCAACATACAGGGGAGAAAAGGCAAAATCCCTCAAAAAGGAACTCAAAACACTCTGCAGAATCAAATAATATGAAAAGCTGGATCATCAAAACGCACTACAAGGGAGCAACGGACACGCACGGGGCGCGAATCATTGCAAAATGTAACGGGAGGCAAAAATCGATCCCTTACCCATACGAATTATCCGGCGAGGATGTCCACAGAAAAGCCGCGCAGGCATGGATCGACCATCACATGAGCCGAAATGGCTGGGATAACACGGAAAGGTTCAAACTGAAAACACACTACAAATCAGACAGATGGTCTTTTGAGATTTACACATAAACACACAACACAACACAACACACATGAAAACAGACACACACGAATTCTTATCCGCCCTTCTTTTCGGTCAAGCACCGGATGAAGATGGCAACTATTCCATGGATCAAAAAACACCGGATGATTTTTCCCCCGCTTTCATTGCAGGCGCGGATCAATTTATTGATGGATTCCGTGATTATTTAACACTCCGAGAAATTGAAATCCCCGAATCAGATCGGAGCTTCGGCGCGAATGTTTATTTCTCCCTCTCGGGACACGGCGTGGGCTTTTGGGATTCCCGCGACACGGAACACTTGCAAGCGCACATTGTAGCCTATTCGGGCAGGAAATACCGCTTTGAAGAAATAGACCTGTCCGAAGATGAAAACGGAAAACTTGACCTTTCTTTCATTCCGTCAGCATTGGACGAATACCGCACCCGCTTATTTTCAACAAAGTAAAAAACACACAACAAAATAGAAGCACACACATGAAAACCACAAAACAAAAAACAATCGGCGATGAAATCGCCTCACAAATCAAGGGAACAGGATCAACCTACACAATAACCATGACAACAGATTGTGATGGATGCGATTGTGTAATCCTAAAAGACAACGATTGCGATGACATTGTAATCATTCAAGAATATGGTGAAGGCCCAGAGGTCATGTTCCTCGACCCAGAACAAGTCGAAGCAATCAAATCCATCCTCAAATGAACACACTCCTAACCGAAATCCACGATCTAATGGCATTCGAGGTCAAAAACTCCAAACGCCACAACCTAGACGAAATTCGCATCACCATTCCACGCGCAAAGGCTTTGTGCAACGCAATTCGTGTTGCACGGCACAACGCCAGAATGACTTGCTCTATTGTTAAACGATAAACGATAAACCATAAACCATAAACACACATGAACTCATACGCTAACTGGTATTCCGATATAATCAAAGAACTACTCTCTCAAATGGAGAGGCTAACTCACCCTATGGCAGATGATGGCGATCTGGAAGATACAAAGGAACTTATCGCAAAATACCGCGAACAATTTCCAGATTGCGAATTACAAGCACCACATTGCAACGCGAAAGGACAATCCAAATGAGCGCAGTAGAAAAAACATACCCAACCTGTCTCCCTCCAGAGGCATACATTAAAATCGCAAAAGCCTGCGAAAATAACACTCCGAGGTTCAAATCATCCTACTACCCACAAACACAACCCAAAACCAAAAAGACAAAATAAAACCAACACTAATATGAACAAACTAGATATCATCGACCAAGACATTAACAACCCTATCGAACCCCGTTCCTACGATCACTTCTCGGACATATACACCATTGAAGCCGAGCTATACGATACGGGAAACTACGCAACCATTGCGGAAGCCCGTCAGCATAAGGCTACCCACTTCACAGGGCTAATGGACATGGGTTATTCTGCAATTCTTGACGGATTGTGGGCTATTAAAGCCGCTCTCAACTGCGTGGGAACTAAACCTGACGAACTCGGATGCGAGATCATAGTCAATGGCAATCTCCGATTCACCGATATCCGGTTGAACCAAATCGACGATGCCTTGCACACACTCATTAAACCAAACCGATTCAACAGCTAAACAAACATACTATGAAAAAGATACTAACAGCAATAGCCTTGTCTCTCATCACCTGCAACATCCACGCCAACTACTACGATAGACTATGCGATAGGTCACGCATCGACTACTGGCAAAGAGAGGCATACGACTATGGATTCCAAGATGGATATGAGCGCGGTATCAATCGCAATAACTACTGCGAGGAACTAGACAGAATCGCTTACGAAATCGGCTTCCTCGACGGGTGCGATATGTTTGATCGCACAAAGGGAGTAATCAAAATTAAATAACACACAACAAAATGGTCATCCTATCCACAACCTACGAAAATCGCGCATTTGATTCCCTCCCGCTTGCGGAGATTTACGGAGTCGAACGCATCAAAGACAACTGCTGTATCCTCTCCGAATGCGGAAAGGTATTGGCATACAAACGGAAAGGAGGAGAAAATGTCTTCACGCGCATCAGGCGGGATGAGCCGCAAGATTGAACGGATCATTAAGCTGAAAAAGAAAATCGGACTGCCAACAGGTAATGTCTGGCGCTTCAGCGAGTCCGAAGCAGACAAGATAATCTGCCTGCTAAAAGCATACGCTAAAAAAATCTAACAGGACACACAACAAAACGGGGATTGGCTAAAAACCAATCCCCTTTTGCTTTTACTTCTTCGCAGTCTTGGCCGACTGCTTAAACGCTTTTGTGGTAGGTGCGCCTTTACTCCCAACCTTCCGCATCTTCTCTCCGCTACCAGCCGCGATACGCTCGCGTTTGGCGTGGATATTCGCGTATAGTCCTTTATTACTCTTCAAGTTCCTTCACCTCCCCCATGCTAGGTATTTCTAGCCTATCATTTACTAACTGAATAAGAACTTGGTTCTTTTGCTCGTCATTGGAAAGCTCACCGGAAAGCCTGCTGTCTAATTCGATGGCTTTTAGTTTGTCCCCTATCTTCGGGCCTTGCAGGCTACGATTACCCTCTCCGTCGATAGACAGGGAAGCAATCGGGCTTTCCTCTGTGATGTCCTGCGGCTTGGCTCTCGCTACATCAGCAAGTAGGGAACGCTTCTCGGCAATCGACATTGCGTTCTGAACCCATACGGATTCACGAAGTTCAGCCATATACTGCTGAACATGAGGGCGGTTTTCGATTTTAGCCCCTCTGATTGCCGCATACTTGCCATGCGTAGCGGCATACCCTGCGGCTTCGTAGGCTTTAGCCAAACTCTTACCGCGAACCCGCTCCATGCAGTAACGCTTCTCTCCCTCTGTCAGCTCTCCG